GATAGAGTCTATGAGAGGGGGGCTAGTGTAAATGTGACTGTTTTGGGGAATAATCGCATATCTACCTAATCGACTTCGTAGAATATCTCGTCTACTTTCTTCCCCAATGCACTGGCGATGCGGAAGGCTACGTGTATGGAAGGCTGAACCACATTGCGCTCATAACGGTTGTACTGCTTGAGATCAACCCCCAACAATTCGGCCATCTCTATCTGCTTGTCCACCATCATTTGATGACGGATCTCTCGTAAGCGGTTTTTCACCGGCATATCATCACCCAGCTTGTCCATTCGGCGGTGAGGTATATTTTACCTTCTAGGCAGGAATCTTTTATGCGTGTCGAGTATAAACTGTACCATTAAGGAGGTGTGGCCAATGGGCCAATCTTTGTTCTCACTTCTCATGTCGGCTCCGGTGGCTTGGTTCATGACGAACACGCCCGGAGTTGATATCATGTCGCTCGCGGCATTCGTCAGGATGATGTTCTTCATATCTAGTACATGGTATGCCTATGATAACCGCAAACGTATCTCTGGCGCGTTGTTCGTCTCTTTGGTGACTGTGGCAATCGCGTTCAACCCGTTGCTCGTCCCGCATTTTTCCGAGGACGGTTGGGCGTGGTCGATTTTATCTACGTGCGTGATATTCATGTGGTTCTCCGCATCGCGCGCACGAGCTTATTTCGTAGAGCGCAAGCAGCGCGGCCTTTCGGAAAGAGGTGCTTTGAGTGATTAGTAGAAAGACGGCTATTCTTCTGTGGATTGCTATTGTCATCTGCACTGTAGGGGTTAGCATGATTAACGCACACAGCGCAAAGTGGAACGCGAGAGCAGCTTCATCTACAGACTACAGCAAATTAAGTTTAGCGAGCAGAAACGCAGATCGGCAAGTCTACGTGTCAGAAGCTATCGCGTTATCGTCTGGTATCATCCTGTATGTGCTCCAACAACCTAGGAAGCCATGAAGTTTTCACTTCTCTTCTGGTGCGAGATCATCCGATGGTGGAAACGAAAACACCGCCCCGGCCGTTAGGCTAGGGCGGTTTCGTTATTGCACGGTTGCTGTCTTGGTCTTGCCATTCCACTCAACGCCTCTGTTTAGTTCGTTCATTGCTTCTACGGTCGCCCTCAAAGGCACCCACAGCACGTCGCCGATCATCTTTGCTTCGACGGTCCTTGTGCCGATCTGCGCAGAGTAGTCACCGCGGTATGCCCTGATACCGTCGGCAATGGCAGCCGCGGCCTGTTCCTGCCCTACTCCGCTTGTCAGGATGGCGCACTCCACAGGGTTGGAGAGGAATGCCATCTCAACGAGGATTGCGGGTGCTTTCGTCTCCTTCAGCACCGCGAACTCGGCTGTCTTTATCCCCCTGTCGCGCAGACCATAGGCGGATACTAGGCGAGAGTGAACTTCCTGCGCCAACCTCTTACCTTCCTCATCGTCGGGGTAGTGATACGTCTCGATGCCGTTGGCGTTCGGATCGCTAACCGAGTTGCAGTGAATACTCACGAACAACTCAGCGCCCCAATCGTTCGCCATCGGTCCGCGCGCGTGCAGGTCAACAGCCAAGTCGGTCTCGCGCGTTAGTTTGACTTCGACTGGTGATAACTTAGCGGCGACGAGTTTTGCCACCGCTAAGTTTACGTCCTTCTCAGGAACGCCGCAGACTCCAGAAGCGCCAGGGTCGATACCGCCGTGCCCAGGATCGATCACCTTCATTACTTCATCGCCTCGCTAGCGTTTTTCACACCAGAGTATAGGCCGCTCGCCGATAGACCGACACTAGCGCCAACTACCAGGCATTGCAGCGGGTCCCATCCTTGTTTTAGACCGTAGGCAAACCCGAGAGCGATGCCAACTCCGAGCGACATGAGTCCGGCGTACTTCTGCGTTGCAGGGATCTCCTTCTTGACGAGTTCAACCAAGCCCATCACAAGGGCGACGGTCACCACTCCGTAAACCTGTTCCATCACGATCAACTCCTTCTGTCTAGTAGGGACTTAATGTCGTGCCTAATGTCCCTGACGTCGGCTTCGACAGCGTCAATCTTGTCAATCTTCTGGAGCGCCTTGGCCTGCGTCTCGACGACTGATATAAACCGCTTCTCCCGGTCGTTGTTTGTCGACAGCACCCAATAGAGTAGGACAACAAAGAGCACGGCGAACACCCCTGACCCACTGGCTATTCTGATGGCCTCTTCCCACATGATTTTCCTCCCCTCTGCGTTACCCGTTCTCCCCATAAGAAGGGGCGACCCGTTAAGGCCGCCTTACTTCTTCGGTAGCATTGGCGCCAAGACAGGCACCAGGTTCTCGTACTTGCGTTCTTCGGCAGTATCTCCTTTCTTCTTGGCCGCCGTCGCCTTGCTCCTGAGATACGAGCTCATCTCACCACTTGTCACGCCAGCCCTGCGCATGTCGATAGTCAACTCTCGAAGGAGATCGGACGACGGCTTGCGGGTTGCCTCTTTGACAGCCAACCCCTTCATCTCTCCAGTTGAGTAGATGCGGAACATCTTGCGGTATTCGTAGGCTATGCTAGGAGACAGCCTGCCAAGGGCAGTTTCGAACTCGCGTGATACATTATTAGAGGGGATGCCGCCCAATTGGGCAATGGCTCCGATCACTTCAGCGGCCTTGCCGTTGACTGTGAGTTTGTCGCTAGTCAGGCTCTTGACCGATCTCAGAAGATCACCGACGACAGACTCCGCGAGGTTGCCTTGGTTGAATTGGAAGTTGCTTGAGAAGAAATCATAGATGCTTTGGGCGAAGTAGACCGGTGACAACAGAGCGGAGATGAGCTCCTTGCCCCACTCTTCGTCATCGCGCCCGCGCCATTTGTGAATTACCATACGCATGGCAGCAGATGCAAGCGCAGAGGCAAAGAAGGCGGACACAGTGCGAAGCAGATACTTGCCATCGTTCTTCCTGTTGCCGAACGCTTCATAAAGCATGTTGTAAGTCGCGTTGGCTTCAGTAGTGAAGGCGAAGGTCAACCGGCTCCACGCCGACTCGCTCCTGCTGATTGCAGAACGGTTGATGGGCTCGGCGGTCTGTTGCGAGCGGTCGATAATCTCCTCAACACGAAGCGCGACCTTCTCATAGAACGCATCGCCCGACAATCCAGGGCTCTTCTCCTTCACTTCGGACTCAACCGCGTTCCATATGGACCCGATGACCGTACTATCGGCAAACTCGATCATCTTCAGCCAGGGGCTTGCCTGTTTGATCTCGGCTATCTCCCCTGCTTCGCGGTAGACATACCCCTGCCGACGCTTCCATATCTCAGGCGAGAAGCGTTCGATGATCTCCCAATCCGCCTTCGATGCCGTGCCTTTGGCGAGATGTTTTATGCCAACAAACGCCCACGCTTTAGGCAAAGAAGAGAACTGCTGCAACACGATGGATGGGTTAGCACCCAAAACAGCCTGCGCGTAGTTGGCGGTCAATCTGTTAGTGCCTTGCTCGAATGTGTCTAGCGGTAGTCTGTTGCCCTCTAACTGGTCGAACAGCTTGCTCCAGTAGGTAAGCACTGGCTGACCGAACTTGGCTTTGATCGCCTGCTTGAACTCACCATGACCCAAGATAGCGCGAGCGTTGCGGATTGGCGCAGAGTAACCGTAGTAGCTCGATACCGTTTCAATAGCGCGTTCAACGGCCTTGGACGCGTCCTCGATGCGAACGGCGTTAAGGCCGCCAGAACGCTCTTTGAGGTAGCCAGCGCCTTCGAGTGTTGCGCGGTAACGAGCGGTAGAACCCTGCTGTGTATCCTCGAAGTCCTTATTGGTGATGATGGGGAAATAGTGTTCAACCTGCGCCTTCTCATAGCCGTCCAACACCATCGACGTTTCGTTTATGGCTTTCTTCAGGATCACGTCGAACACATACTGGTAGGCTTCGGCAACGCGCTTCATGACAGGATTGCTCTCGACCATGCGTTTGATTTCGGCGAAGTCTCGGTCGGTGAATTTGATCGGTATTTGTGATCCCCGGACGGTACCACCGCTTTCTTGTAGGTGTCGGCGGTTGTCGGCATTCAGTGACGAGAGGTAAACCGACATGAGCTCCATCTTCGTCATCTTCACTTCGCCAGCGTTGGGGAGCTTCACCGCCTCGCGCTTCTTCTCGTTGCCCCAACCGCGAATCTCCCCGATGACAGGCTTCAACCGCTCGGATATTGCCACGTGCGCATCTCGGTCAATAGTTCGCTTCTTGCGCTTGCCTGCGTTGATATCCTCGAAGAAGTAGCGGAAGATGGTGCCCTTCTTCCCCCAGTTCGCCATGCGCTGCGCCAACACACGCGGGCTAACAGCTTGTAGACGGAAGAAGTCGAGCATATCGCGCGGGATGCTTCTGACCTTCTCTTCGCCGATTTTGGCGTTGACTTCCGCGACCGATTTATCTTGCGCATCGGCGATCGTTTGCGCCTGCTCCAGCCCGATCATCTGCTTCGCTTGGGTATCCTTGAACAAGATGTGATCAATAACGTCCTGCAGGTCCTTCACGTCAGCAATGGTCATATCGGTGATGGATCTCTTGCCCAGGCGTTTCAGCTTGCTTTCGATCTGCGGCGGGACTACGTACGAAGGGTCAATCTTCTTCTGCGCTTCAACGAAGGCTTGCAGTTGCTCCAAGCCGAGCTTCGTCTGGCTCAGCATCTTGCCCGCCCGGTAGTCGAATAGGTCAAGGATGTTGCCGGCCTCTTTCCTAACGTCTGGTCCGAGCTTGCGGTAGGCTTTGCGTAGCAAGCGAAGTGACTGAAGCAGTTTTCGCTTGACGGTTTTCTCGCGCTTCAGTAGTTTGTCAAAGACACCAGCAAGACGGGTTTCTTCCTTGAACCGGTTCAAGCGTTCTGCGCCGCGTTGTCTAGCGCGGGTTACCCTTGCCGCCGCTTCTTTTCGCGCTGTGGCAAGTCGCATCTTGGCACGGTTGCGCTCTACTCTACGCACTTCAGCAACCTTGGTTTTGGCGCCTTGCTTCGCCTTGTCGAGCTTCGGTAGCAGTCTCTCGCGTTCAGCCTCTCGCCCCGCGGCTTTCGCTTTCTGCAACTCCATCCGATGCTCGCGCTTCATCTCCGCGACAACGTCCGTGAGCCCGATGAGTTTGCGCACCTCCGCCATGTTCCGCTTCGAGATGCCCTTCTCTTTCAGCTCGGTCAGCAGTTCGCGGTGGCGCTTCAAGTACTGCTTGGCGAATGCTTGCAGGTCGATGTTCTGAATGCCCTTGGCAGCCGCTTCAAGCTCCTTGACCTGCTGTTCGATGACGCTGGCGGCCTTGGTCTCCTCCGCCTGGAATTGCTCCTCATACCCTTGCCGCTGTGACTTCAACTCATTGATCTGCCTATCATACTCGGCGATCACGCCGTCATCGACTGCGCGATAGGTGGGCTTCTCGGCGCGGGCGTTGGCGACCTCGCTCCATAGTTGCTCGGGCGACATTCCCATCTCCGTCGCGGCTTCGTGGAACGTCACACCATCGGAGTCATCAGAGCGGAAGAATGACTTCTGATACGTCGTAAGCCCGTTGTTGAACTCGTCGCGCAGGAACACATCCTTGGGATCGGGGCGCTTGACGTTCATCCGTTTTAAGCGGGTGAGAATGTCACCCTCACTACGGATGCCCTTGACCTCGCCCACTAGTTTGCGCTCGTAGGTGTCGCGCTCCGATTGAAGCTCGGACACCATCGCGTCGAACTCTTCCAACTGCTCGCGATTGCTGAACTTGACTTGCTCCAGTTTCTCGCGCTTGCGTTTAATCTCACGCGCCTTGGCTTTGACCTGCGCTTCGGCGGGTTGCGTGATCTTTGGGAGTAAGTCGCGTTCGGCGATAGCGGCGACTTCGCGAATGGCGATTTGTGGGGCAGAGACGTTTGTCCGCCTGTTAGTCGCCACTTCTGGAACGATCGGCGTTTTGACCTCGCTGACACGTTCGATTTGAGGTGCCTCAATTTGTGCGGCAGGCATCATAGTATCAGCGACAATATTGGGCACCTCTACGGGGCGTTGACGTTGCCCTTCTAAGGTGCCTATCTGCGGCAGGGATACAGATGTAGGCGCAAGTGGCAAAGAGGGCGCTACGGGGCTATTTTGACTCTCTACGCGCGGTTTGATGACATACTCCTCGACCATTGCGCCGAGCTTTTGCCCTATCTCCTGCTCAACTGATACAGGCGCAGGGAGTTGTATCGCTTCGCGCCCGCCAGCGTAGATCACACTTGGAATGTCGATGGGATCCTGCATTGTGAAGTTGATGCCGCTGTTCAGTTGGGGTGTGGGTCCGGTCACTTCGTCGGGTTCAAGCACTCGCCCATCGCTAACAACCTTCCCCTGCGAAGCGACGTTCGCCATCTGCCCTACGTGCGGCAGGAAGCCAGAGACAGCGAAGGTGGGGATGGTGTTCACGAACTCATCGACCGCATCGAGGAATGGCTTCTTGGCATCGGTAGGAAGGTCAGAGCCGTTGACCCTGTTGGTGATCGCCTTCGCTAACTCTTCGCCCGCGCTCGTGACGAATTGCTGTGCCGCTTCCTCTCCTGCTTGTGTAGCGACGAATTGCGGATAGCGCAAAGCGGTTTTGAGTAGGCTTTCAGTCGCCTCTTGCCCTGCTTCTTTCAAGAGCCTGCTCGCGCCAGGGATACCCTTGACGATTGCCTTACCGAATTGCCCTAGCTCAACCATCTCGATTAGCCCGTTGACGGTGCCGACGATTGACGATGTTACGTCAGCGGTGGTTGGATCAACGCCAGTCTTGATCATATCGCGGTATGAAAAGCCCTTCTCTAGATCGTTCATATACTTCGCCGCGCCAGCCGTTGCGCCTAGCCCTGCGGTGACGAGCGATCCGGGCCCTGTAACGGCGCCGACAGCCGCGCCAGCGCCAGCACCAAGAGCGCCCGCGAGAAGCGCCTTCCCCTGCATCGGTAGCATCTCAGTGAAGCCGGTTAGCCCCTTCTGCAACAATGTAGCGTTAGGGTCGGCTTGCGGCATCTGCCCTAACTGCGCTTCTAACTGTTTGACGCGTGCCTGCAACTTCGGATTGTTCTTATCCGTCGATAGTTGATACGACGCTGTACCTAGCTCGGATTGCACGTTGCCGCGCTTCAAAGCATTGGCTAGGGTATCGGTTGATGTGCGCCCGTTGTATGAAGGTAGCCGCTCCATGAAGTCGCTCTCGGGAACCAAGTCACCTTGAAATGTGCGGTCAATCTTGTTCGGGTCGAGCGCCGGCAGCTCAATGCGCGTCGTCTTGGGGATAGCAACAGCGCCCCCAATAGAAGGCGCTGTTATCTCGTTGGCGACAGGCGGTTCGCTCACGGCTGGCCGTAGCCCTAGAGACTTATCCCAATTAACCTTCTTTCCAGCCGCCGCGTTCGACCCAAGCGTTTTGGACCAGTTGACTTGGGGCACTCTACCACCACCTATCACTCATATACGAGTTGAATGCCAACTTGCCGCGCAATCTCAGTCAGAACATCCTCAGAAACACCGCTATTCAGCAGGTTGGCTAGATACGACTTGACAGCCGCATCGCGTTGTTCCTGCGCCGTCGACTTTTTGGTTACGGCATCCTTCTTGAAGGGGCCCCATCCAGACTCTGGAGTTACCTCTTCCGTCTTGTCAGCAAAGTTGTTTGGAGCGAACTGCGAGTTGATCTGCTTCACGTAGTCAGCGGCTTCTTTGCGTGGGTCTGCCGTATTGCTCTGTGCCGCTTCCTGGTAGATGCGCATAATGTTCGCCTTGATCTGCTCTTGGTTCAATGAGCCAGTAGTCAGCGCCTGCTCGGCTTGCCGTAGCTCCAACTGCATCTGTTGCGGTAGGTTGAGCAGTTTCAGCTCATTGATCTGGTTGGAGAGGATCTGCGCCTTGACTTGTGGGTTGTTGGCGCTCTGCGACCACGCAATCTCGTCCTGCTTCATCTTGACATTGAGCGCGTCCATCTTCTCGCGGTATTGGCGGTCGTACTGTTTATCGGCATCGCCCACCTGGTCACGCTCGCGCTGATAGCCCATGTTGCTCAGATACTTGTAAATGTCGAGGTTCCTGCCGTCCTGCCGTTGCAGCTCGCCGATCATCCCCTGCGTGCGGTTAGCCGCAAGCGCCGCTTCCATCGCTTCAATGTCGCCAGCTCCTGCGCGCTTCAAGTCAGCGATCCGCTGATCGAGCGAAGCATTGGCGGTCGTCTCGCGTTGACCAATGTTAGCGAAAGCGTTCTGCCTAGCGGATTGAAGACCGACATTCGCAGTGATGTTCTCACCGCCGCTTGCCAATCCCCTCGCTGCCATCAGCTCGCCGAGACGTTTTGCCGCTACCATTGACTGTGCATCAGCGGATGAACGCTCTTGCTGGAACTGCGGCGCGAGGCCGATCTTCTGCCGCTCAGTATCCGCAACTTGGCTACCAATGCGACTCTGCAGGGCTTGCATTTGCGCGTTGCGCTGTTGCTCGTAGAGGTTCTGCAACTGTTCGCGAGCATCGAAGGCGGGCGGCGGCGATGCCTGAGTGAATGGTTGGTTTGTAGGTTGAGCAGGTTTGAGTGCTTTGTTTATGGCGGCTTCTGACATGACGAAGTGTTGGCTAGTGTCTGGATTGTAGCCAATACCCATCATCTCGCCTTGCCCCTCGTCAAACTCCAAAGAACCCAGTTTGACCTTTTTGGCCGTTGGGTTGTAATCGATTGTTAGACCTTGCTTCTTGGCGTAGTCCCGAAGCAACTGTTGCATCTAGCCGCCCCCTAACTGATGATGATTGATTGACCGTCCCAATGAACGGGATGGCCTAATAGCTCCGCGACGTAGCGAAGTGGTATCAGCGTCCTGCCATCTTCGACCCTCGGGGCTTTGTCTAGCTCGATCACTTGACCGCCTTTGTAGGCTTTCGCGTGGTCGGGGCGAAGGACAAGTGAACCATTAAGCGACAGCATCCACTCGCGAAGTCCTGATGCCTGCCAGTTCAACCCTTGCCTGTGCGGAATGTGCCTAGTGTCCGGTGCGAAGATCATACGCCAACTCTCGGCAAACCCTTCGTTGGCCGCATCGTCGCGGCTGTTGGTGAACGTATGCCCTTGCATCGCTTCGTAGTTGAGCCACAATCCTGCCTTCATGTTTGCGGTCTGCATCCCTGCCGCTCGATGAACGGCGTGCCCGACCTCATGCGCCAGCGTTTTGAGCGTTTCCTTTAGAGCGTCTTCGCGGCTAGCAAATCCTATCAAGTCCAACGCCCCCATGTAAATCGCGCCACTCAACAGCGTAGCGCCCACAATCGGTGCAAGAGAGCCATTGAGCCGCTCAAAGACAAACGGCAGAAGGTAAATCTCCAAGTCGGGGAGCGGGTAGTTGCCAGCGATGCGGTCGACGGCCTGCTGAACAAAATCCACAGTCAGGGGCTCGACGCGGCGGTCTGTGCCCTCTAGTCTGAACCCCTCGCGGTAGATGGCGAAGCTATCCTCGTCAATCCGGAATGCGTCCGTTACTAGCTCAATTCTGATCATAGTTACACCGTCCCCGCCTGCGCCGCCAAACACTCAGCCACCGGCATCTGATACGCTTCCGGCAGACTTTCGATGGCGCGCCGCCCGCCTTTGACCAAGAACGCGTAGACCTTGATCATGTAATCGTAAACCATCAGGCAACACCTCCGTTGATCTTCTCACTGAGAGCGGCAATGGCTTCAGCCTGGGCGAGCAACTGCTCCTCGACCTCGCTTTGTGTCATAGTGGGAGTGGGCTGAAGAGTTGGTCCGGCAGGCGCGACCTCAAACTGCCCAGCGCCGAAATTGTAACGTTTGCCCAGTAACGCGCTGTTGAGCAAGCCAATCTCAACGAGGTTAGGCGCATCAACCAACCCCGAGAGCTGGCTCACAGCGATCACAATGCCGTTTTCGTCTATCTGTGCGTAATACATGCTTTCACCCCACTAAACGTATTCAACGACTTGCCAATCAACGGTTGTGGATGCGGCTGAGGATGGGCGGGTAAAAGATATGGTGGTGGCGTTGACAATTCGCCCTCTGGCAAAATGTAACTGACTTGTAGAACCGTCCAACCCAATGGAATTAACGATCAGCATTGCTTTTGCAGGATCAACAGATGTAATCGTCACATCAAGCGTTGTGCCTGTGTTCAACGTAGCGATGCCGCGTTGAATGCTTTTGATCATTGACAATGGCGTGAAATCACCTACAGCCATCTATTCCACCTCCAAGAAGCCTAGTTTTCCGTCGCGAAGTTCCCACACTACCTTTTTATCAGTGACGCTGTCGGTGATTGTCTGAAGGGTCAACGTAGCTTCGGGAGATAACTTCGCTCCGGTTACGCTGCCATCTGGAACCTCGCCCATAGCCACGCCGTCAATAGCGGTTTTAAGCGCCGTAAGCTGAGCGTAAACGGTTGCTCCATCCACACCTGTGATCGGCGCAGAACCTACCTGGTGCGCTCCGCTGCCATCGGCAACAACGGCTTTCAATGCGTCCAAAATAGCGTTGACGTACCCGAGCAGTTCAAGCCCTTGACTGTCCATCACCGCTTTGACGCCTGCCGCGCTGCCCTCGGATGCTCGTAGATCATCGGCTTGCGCCGAATGTCTAAAGGTCAGGTCGGTTTTCTTGGTTGGGAGTGCCATCATCGAACCTCCCTTGTAACGTGATAGTGAATAGCCATAAAGAGCAACCCCATACTGGTGTTAATGTTGTCGTCGGAGAACCTTAACTGGTAATAGACAATGCCCTTCTTTTTCACCTTCTTGGCAAATGATAGTGGCAGTACCGTCGTCTTGTAGGTGAACGTATCATAGTTGAATGTGTCGTAGCTGAAAATCGATGCGCTGACTTCGGCAACAGTCTCCCACGTCGAGCGTTCGCTTCGGTGTTCAACCTTCATAGCGACTGATAGATCCGGCCGCAGGTTGACATGAAGCATCCGAATAGCCTTCTCATAGGCTTCCGCGTCAAAGCCTAGCATTTTGGTCGTCCAGTGCGCTGCAATCGCTTCGCCGTTGTCGCTGTAGGCAGAAGCATCGGTGGGCTTCTTGAACATCATCAGATTACCGTCGGCTGTGCCAAAGTATAGGCGGTCGCCTGAGACACAGAAGCACGTTGCATGGACATTGTTCCACAGATACCAGGCATCGAGGCGGTAGTTCCACACCCAGACGTAACCATCGGGGAAACAGAGCATGTAGTGGCTACCGTACTCCACTGAAAGAGCGTTCTTGAGGTCGCGCTTCAAGAGGTCAGAGTTGATTCGCTCGCTAAGCAGTTTGACGTTGCGCTCGTCTCTGACTTGGCTGGAGGTGAGCATATACACACCGTCTGGAGCTAGGAATACGGGGTTGTTTTCTACGAGTTGCACACTCCCTGGGGCGATACATCCGATCTTTGAGTTGACAGGTTTGGTCGGGAACGATACGGGGTCAGATAGTTCAAACGCCTCTGACCAAATGCCATTCTCTTTGAGGATGACGGATGTATCGTACTGGTTGACCTTGCCTGTAACTTTGCCTGTGCCAACGTCCTGGAAGTCGTTCTCGGGGAAGTAACTCGGGTCCAACACACCGCTGCGGAACACTTTTGTTTGATGGTCGGGATTGCCAAACAGGTGAATGCGCGTGTCGTTGGAACCGCCGAAGATATTCCAGCCGGTGCATTTCTTCACCCGGTCGCTATGCCCTGATACCGTCTTGTAGGCGGTGATGACGACGTTGTTCACTCCGGTTGCAGGTGCGCCGTGCGGCGTTGTTCCTGCCGCGAAGTTAATAGTGCCATTCGTGCGATCAACGGTGAAGTGCGTCCCTTCGGTCTTGGCTACACCGGCAATAGTCAGCGTTACAGCAGTTGCGTCTAAGCCTTTCAAAGCCAACTGATAGACGGTAGCCGTGTTATCGCCATCATACGATTGCTTGAACCCTGCGCCTAATAGGTTAAATTGATCTAGTGTCGTACCGCCGCCCGCCGGGGGCGTAGAGACGGTGAGTGTTGGGACGTATGGGATGACAGGCCCAAAACTTGTGCCATCGTAAGACAGGTATTCGCTGCCGTTGACCATGTAGCACACACCATCAAAGACAAACCCTGCTAATGGGTCATCTGCAATCGTCCCGAGCAACACAGGCGCGTTTGTCTTGTCCCACTTGTAGAGCTTTGTGCCATGCGCGATTAGCAGAAGCTCGCCATACTCGACAATGCCATTGACCGCGCCTTCGCCCAACTCCAGCGCGAGTGAATATCCTGTACGCTTGTCGGGCGTACCGTCGTTATCCAAAGTGATGTTGAGCATATCGGGCGACTTTGATATGTCGATCTGTGTCGTGTCGGGGTTTAAGTCAGCTCCGGTGAAGTGGTTGATCTGGATTGAACGCTCGGGCGGCATCTGTGGGACGCTAAACTGCATATCATCACCACCCCATCGCGTTGCGGACGGCTCTGTGCGGCGCGCCATTTGTCTGCAACTCATTAAGCTTGGCATAATATACGTTGAGTTTCATCGTCGCGAGCGAGGGATTCTCGTCCATCAACAGCATAGCAGCCATGTAGACCGGGATAAGGTCCTGCGCTTCAAGGTCAACCTCAAACTCGTAATTGTCGTTGGCTGATGTGTTGGTTAAGTTCGGGATGATCTCTGCTGGTCGCTTGAAATAGTGAACGTCAAACGTTCCCGTGTATTTCGGGTCGATGAGGATGGTCTTTCTGTCTAGCCATCTGTAGGTATTGGGATCCTCATAGAGTTTGCCATCAGCGACATACATCACCGTGTTTGGTTCTAGGAAGGCCGTCGGCATGGCGTATTTGTTCAGCCCACCATAGACTTCATCTGGAGTAGATGGTAGACGGTAGACAGCGTGAACCTTCTGCTTCTTGGCTATCTCCTGCTGCGCAGTATTCGCCAGGTCATCCATAGACTTCAGGTAATCGGCGTTGTCGGCGTCAGGGATGATCGAACCATCAGAGGTCCACTCGCGCATGAGAATGAGGGTTTTACGCTTGGCGTCGGAGAATTTCAACAGATCACCTCCAATGTGAAAGCCGAGGCAGTGCGCCCCGGCTTATGGTGTTATCGTCCTCCGTTAACTCTAGTAGAAGTTCTTAGTCCCGAGCATACTCTCTGGCTTTTCAGCTCGGAAGTTACGTACGTTGATTGTCGCGGTAGCGTCATTATCTGACAAAGACTTAGCAGAGCCATATGATAAACACGAGTCTAGCCACATCGCAACAGCCCCATTTACTGCAATGAAATCCGAGCCATCAACCAGGGTGGAGTTGAAGGCTACACATCCAAGGTTCCATGATTGCGAACCAGAGCTTGCGTCTGCGACATTGCCGCCGTAGTTGCGATAATACGCACCATTAACCCTGACTATTGCACCACCATCGTGCATTGTGGAGCCGTTGTCAGAGCCAGAACCGTTGCCGTTATCCCTACCAATGCAGTTAACCTCGATTGCCTTGGGGATCACTCCATCAAGGATATGGTAGTTGAATCCGTCTAGGTTGTTCTTGGCTGCCACACAATCCTGAAGATAGGCAACTGCTGCGCCTTGAATAGCCAATCCTGCATCGCTTCCAGAGCCGTAATTGAACTCACAACCCTTGCCGTAGAAGTTGGGGATATTAGCACCAGTGCCTGTGTTCCTAACCTGAAAGACGCGAGAGCCGCCGTGGAACTTTATCCCCTCAACATAGACACTCACAGCACCACTCACTACAGCGCAGTTTGTACTGCCTAGATACGCTCGAATGTCTGCATCTGGCACTCTGCTGTCGGATGGTTGAACATAGAGGTAAGTCCCATCATTATACCAACTACCTGGATTAGCCTCGACTTCAGCGATTGACGCTCTATTGGTGTATTTCTGATAGTCTCCATTGGCATCTGGATACTTGGCATCCCATACCGTCTGTACGCCACTTCTGGTTTGCCGGTATGTCTTGGCTTGCCCTGCTGCTAGTGTCCAAGTCAGAACATCGTGGTGGGATATGATTACATCTCCATCCCCGTACTTAAGGACACTCACATCACGACTTATCGTAGCCGCTCCCCATCCTGCACTCCTGTCGTATACACCTGGAGCGACATAAACGATTGCAGCGTCTCCACGCCCAAGCGCATTGGCAATGCTCTTGACTGCCGTGGATGGTGTCAAGCCATCATTGACGTTGTTACCTGTTGCTCGGTTGACGTAGTATGTCTTGCCCTCTCCAACAACAGGGCGAAATGCGCTAACATCAAAGTCAGTTTCAAACCGCCCCATGCCATCAGTCCAAATGTTGATAGGCGCATCCCATGAAAAGCCAGCGGGTTTAGTGACAGGTATCATACGGCGCATAGCTTTCTTGTCAGCGTATCTTTTGGATAGTCTTAGAATTGTTGCCGCGTTCATTAGACTTCCCTCCAGACACCTTGATAGAAGACAAACACTTGCCCTGTATCAACCAACAGGAGGTCGTTGCCATCCTTTACACCGTCATCGACTGTTGGTTTTTCTTCAGTTGATAATCGCACATAACTCCCCGTTAACACCACATCAAGCGCGCCGCGTTCGCCTGCTGTCGGCGTCATGCTCGGGATGAGGTCAAGGTCCTTGCCGTCGTTTGATTGCCCTCTAATTCTCGAAGTCATACTTTCCCTCCTCATAGAAGAAGAGAGGGGAGGCTATACCTCCCCTCGTTGTTACGCCGGGTTGCTCCCGATGATCATACGCGCATCGGACCATCCAAAGCACAGATCCATGTAGCCGACATACTCGGCGATGAGCGGGTTATCAGGAGTGGTGGGCATCACCATCGGCTCGGTGGTGACAACCATCTTCATGAAGCGCTTCAGCTTGTTTAGATCAGCGACCGCCCACTGCTTGGCAGACAGCCCCTTGACGACGAAATAGCGCATTCCGTACACGGGGTTGGCGCCGTTTTCAGCGGTGTCAGGGAGCAGTTTCGCTTCCTTGCCGAAGTACTCCTTAGCTGCAGGCTCCAGCTCGGGCGACACAAGCGCAACGTCGAAGTCACAGTCAAAGTCGAGACCGTCGTACGTCTTGAACCGTTGCGCCATCGTCTGCGCCTTGGTGATCGCGGCGATGCTGAAAGCGTCGGTGATCAGGTTGGAGAATGTCTCGGCGCCGGTCTCGTTGTTGATCGGGTGGGTAGCAGAGAACAGCGGTTTGCTGTCTGCGCCCACGAAAGCGGCGTTGTAACCGTTGACAAACAGATTGTAGAAGTGGCGCTTAATGGTCATCTGCAGGGCGTCTGCGATATGCTCGCCTGCTTTGCGCGCTTCACCGGACTGATCGTTCTTCGCGTCCTTGTAACCGACGCGAGCGAGGCCAGCGTACTCCTTCGGGGTGTAAACCGCCTTGAAGCCGCGCTTCTGGTTGAGCTCCGGCAGGTTGCGGCCGTCATACTCGGGGATCAGCCCGTAGCCACCGATGCCGTATTCGCTCAAACTCTGCGACTTGGTGGTCTCTTTGCCGATGATCATGCGGACAATGTCAAGGCTCTTGTCGAGGTAGTCGCCGAACCGCTTAACTACTAGTGGGTGAAAGTCATCCTGCCAGGATGCGTCGAAAGTTGCCATGATCTATTCCTCCTCTAACGTTATTTAGATAGCCAGCGTGCTGTTGCCGAGCTGATGCAAGCGGAGCATGAAGTAGACCCATTCAAGATCGGTGTCTACCTGCACAATGCGGATGCTCTCGCCGCCCTTAGCCTTCAAGTCGAGGTTTGTGCCGTCCGAGTTGAGGTCCCAGCCGATCGATCCCACAGGCGGGAACAGGTAAGCGGTGTCGTTGGCGGCCACAGCTGCGCCTTGGTTGGCCACAGTGATGGTGCCGGTCGCAACGGTGAAGTCGGCGACTTCAATCACCTTAGGCTTGAGGTTGGTTGCGGCAATGATCTTGATGTAACCGCCATTGAAGTCGTCATCAGCGAAGCCAGCACCAGCCACGAGCTCGCCGTCGACGAACGTGGTTGCGCTGCCGCTATCGGCGGTCGACACGGTCGCAGGTTTGCACTTGAACACAGCGGTGGGGGAACAGTAAACCTTGATCTTCAACCCGACCTGCCGACCTGCGGTAGCGCCGTCGTGGGGCTCGGCAGCTACGCCCAGGTATGGATCGTCTTGGTCGGCGTCACCGATAGCAACCACTTTGCCCGCCACGAGCTTGACGACCTCGCCCTTCTCGATAGCGGTGCCGGTAGCGATGGGAAACTCTTTGATGATGTCAGCGTAGCCCGACAGGTCGTACGCGAAAGAAATCTTCTCAGCCATGTCTTACTTCCTCCTCTTGTACTGTTTGTGTAGCTCGGCATACTCCGCTTCGGTCATGCCATTTTCCTTGGCAAGTTGCTTTTGGTTGGCGGTCAGCCCATAGTCAACGCCGCCAGAGTTGGTGTCCCTGCCGCTCGACGTGGAGCGTGATGCGTTGGCGTCGGTAGTCGCCTTCTTCGCCAGTTTCTCGGCCTCGTTGAAGCGCACGTAACGCTCATACATCTTGATCAGCGTCAGGTTGGGGTTGAGGTCCTTAACGAACTCCATGAAGTCGGCATTCTCGGCGAGCTTTGCCACATCGACCGATGGGTAAGTCGCGTTGAAGTCGGCGACCTGCTTGGCGAATTCTGCCTGCTGGGTCTTGGTTGCCGCTTCACGCGCTCTTTCATCAGCCTCTTTGCGCTCTAGCTCTGCCAACCGCTCCTTGGTGCGCTTCAGCTCCAACAGCGTTTCGGGGTCGACGCCCTTCGTGTCGGCCTCATCCTTGACGCTTGCGAGCGCTTCCTGCCTCTCGACTTCGCGCAGGTACGCTTCCGGGTCTAGGCCGTGCTTCTTGGCCTGACGCTCGACGAACTGGCTGAATGGCTCATGCTTCTTGCGCTCTCGCGATAAGCGCTCCTGCACGATGCGGTCAACCTCGGACTGCGGAATGAGCTTTTCTGCTGGCTTGTCTTCGCCCGTTACCCCCTCTTCACCGCCGGGGTTGGCGTCATCGGGCTCATCGGCGAATAGTTGCAGGTTGATGGTCCAGGGATACATAGTGATACCTCCGTTTAAGGGCCGTCGCCCGTTATTCCGCGTCTTTCCGCGTTGTCAGCACATAGGTATAAGAAAACCGCCCTATGAGGCGGCTACTGCCGGGTCAAATGTTGCTAAGTCAGGCAATTCCTCGTCGTGAGTGGCGAAGCATCTGCCGAACCACATGCGCCACTGCACGAAATGCCACTTGCCCTCATAACCGTAGACTGTGGCATACTTCAGCGGCAGTAATTGCTTGAGATACCAAACAAGGCCGTCAACGCTACGAACCGGGGCAGAGAATAGCGTATAAATCGCTCCAGACTTGGCGTATAGGAATAGACCTACCTTCTCGATTTCGACCTCTTCTTTGCCACTGCAGTCAACGCATGTGACACGTTCAAGCCGCACTTTCACTACTTCTTCCCGCCTTTCTTCTTGCCCGCCTTCTTGCCACGCTCCGCAGCTTTGGCTTGCGCCGCTAACTGCTCATAGACGAAGCAGACCTTCTTCTTAGCCAACTGCGCCACCTCCCGCAGCAGGGCGATACATGACATACCCATGCTCGTGTAGCCACTTCAGCACCGCGCTAATCACCTTGCTCGCCTCCCATCGCCGCGTCAAGCATCGCCTGTTGTTCCTCGGGCGAGAGTTGCATGAACGCCGCTTGCTGTTCGGGCGACATTGCCGCGACGACTGCGTTAGGGTCTAGCCCTTGCGGTTGTGGCGCCTGTGGTGGTGACGCTGGAACGCCCTGTGTGGGTCCTGGTGCCATCGCCATCGCTTGCTGTTGCATCTGCATACCCATGACCGCGTCGATGCCCTCTTTGATCTCCTGCGCGTTAGGCAGTTCGAGTATGTCGACAATGCTCTTGACAATCGGTGCATTGGCGGGCGTGATGTTCATCTGCGCCAACTCCTGTGTTGCGGCGAGGGTAAACGCTTTCGAGCGTTTGATGCCATCACCGACGCGGATCTCGATATCGACGCGCGGCCAATACGGTTGACTGCTCAATGGGTCGCCTGTCTGCATGGCGAGTTTTGTGCTGTTAAACACAACCATGCGGTCCTTCTCTTCGGCTGTCTTGCCGCGAATGAGCAGTTGGCGATCCTCGTCATAGAACTCTAGTATTGTCCAGTCGATCAACTCCGCTAGTCTGCGGTAGCCATCGACGCGGCCAGCCTTCTTGACGTTCTGCCGACGGTCGGCTCGCTCGTTGAGTTGCGCGATGCCCGAAGCGGTCGTGACGCGGACCGGTTCACTGCCTTGCGATGATACGAAGTTGCCGCAGGTCTCCTGTATCACCTCATGCAGCTTCTCCATCATGTTGAACGAATTGGTGTTGTTGACGAGACCGCCGAGACGCCTTATCATTCCGCCCTTGCCGGAGTTGGTCTCAATGAATGCGCCGGGCTGATTGCTCCACTCCTGCCCATCAGCGAGAGCGCCGCGCTCGGCGATGACAACGTCATTGCCCATCAGCATGTCGTTCATCAGCGATGACACTAGCTCGCGGTCGCGTGCATCAGCCAGGGGGATGATGTGATCAAGATCGCTGAACGACCAAAACGACTTGCGCCGCGGGATCCTCGAGTATTTGATCAGCGGGAACATCTTATTGCCGCTGTGCCGCGTGCGCTCCCAATACTTCGGGATGTGCCGGACTTCCTCGCCTGCAACCTGTATAGAACAGGCGACGTCGCCCTCATCATCCTTGTACCAATACTCGACCACCTCAACCGATTGCTCGTCAAGATCGCCATTGCCGGTGTCGTAAATCTCTGTCCTGGCCTTGTCGCCATCGGGCATGATGTTGTCGATCACCTTGCCGAACACTCGCCGCGCCTTCCTGCGATGCAAGCGGTAGGCGTAGATGATGAACTCGCAGTCATCGACGTTGTAAGCGGATGGGTCAGGGAAAATGCTCGCCGGGTCGGGGTTGCCTATCGCTATATCGCCCTCAACTACCTTGCCACCAGGCGAACGGCACTCGATTGAACCGTCCCACGCCACCTTCCAGAACGCATCACCCAACGTCAGCAACGTGCGCTCGTTCTGCACGTTCAGCTCATCGACATTGTTGGTCTGCATCACATAGCGAACGAGGTCCTCGCGTTGCCGCGCCTTGACGTTGTCGGTGTCATCATCGCGGCCTTTGAACTCGACTTCGGGCACAATGTCATCGATCTGCGACTCCACTTGAATGAACGGGTCGGGCATGACCGGCGGCTTCCACTGTAGCCCGAGCTTGCTGCTGATCTCCTTCGCTTGCTTCTCAGCGTAATGCTCGTTGCGGTAATACTCGTCCAGCCGCTTCATGCGCTCGACTTGTATCGTCTTGGCGGCCTGCGCGCGTGTGTAATCATCCTCGACCTGCCGCTCGCGCTGTTCCCTGCTCTTGACGTGAAAGTCGTATGGCACCTTGTTGACTGCGTCGTTGATGCGCCCCACCACCTTTCGGACTGTATCGCCTATGCTCATCTGTTCACCGCCCTACTCGTTATCGTCTGAATCCCAACGCATGGCTAACGCGTCGCGGATGTCGCTGTGCTTAGTCTCGAAGGACAAATACTCTGGCCCGCGTCTGCCGCGATATACCAACCATTCGATGTTTTTGCCGCATCGTTTGCACCGGCGGATCGTCTGAAGATGATCGATTCTAGCGTCGGATAGTTCCTTGGCGTGATCATCCTTATCTGCGCGAGTGAACGACTTGTGACCGAACAACTTGCACACCAAATTCATCTCATCACCGCCGTTTCAATCTATCGATTAGCTTCTCTTTGCGCGATGCCGTCTCGGGCCCTAGCATCATACTCTGTTGCCCTCTGATCTGGTGGGTAATCGCCAGCGATATCACGCAGTCATCGTGCATCCCATCTGCGGCCTCTGGCTTGCCCTTCTCATTCTTGATGAATGTGCTCATCTCGTAGAGCGTTGTCGTGTCATTGATCAGCTCTGGTTGTTCGCGCACGATCGAACGCAGATTGCCGAGCATATCCATACGGTTGTTCTGCCGCGTGACGAAGCCGAAGCGGTCTGTCAACTTGCCGGTGTAAGCATCGGGCGACTGCTCGCGGATGTAATGGCGGCCATACTGCAGCCGCTCTAACTCCTTCGTTGGGTGTGTCGAGAAGTTGCTCTCATTGCCAATCAGCGCTGTGTTGTAGTAGGCGCCCAGGCAATACTCCTGCCGTGCGAAGAGATCCTCATCGTAGTTGATGCGCAGGATTGCCACCTGCTCGCCGGTGATGTTGTTGATTACCTGCGCCACGTTCCAGTCCGAGCCTTCGCCCGCTGTGTCGCCGCCGATCACATAAGGCACGCGCTCCTCTACATCGCGGTAGATGGTCACATAGCCGCTAGGATCGTTCACCCATCGAATGTTGGTGATGTGTAGACCGTCATAGTCATACTCGAATTGGCCGCGTTTCTCTGGTTTGCTGTTGCGCAACTCCTCGATGCGCCTTGACACCTTCTCGCCATCGAAGAACGTGCCGCCGGTGATGCCCCATTGCCCTAGAGCATAGACGCTATATTCGTAAGGGTCCTCGTCCTTCAACTTCTCAAGTTGTATTGCGTAATTGGCGTCTATGAACTTGTTGTCGCGGTAAGTTGAGTGAACTACCAGCGTATCGCCCTGCTGCTGATCGAAGAAGTAGCCCTTCAACCAATGCAGGGAGCTAATCGGGTTGAACGACAATATGATCTGCATGTAACGTTCAGAGCCGTCTTTGTTCTTGCCCCGGTAGCCTCTCAGACGACGATTAAGCTCGCGGAAGTCCTCGACGCGCACCTCGGACGCTTCCTCAATCCATACCGATGTAATGTCGAAGATCGACTTCAACTTCTCGACGTCATCCAGGCCGCTGAATATGATCTGGTTGCCGTTGTAGGTGCAGGTGATCTTCTCTTTGCCGGGCGCCTCATTGATGGTGAAGTAGTCGCCAAGCCCCCACTGTTTGATTGTCGACTTCAACAAGGGGAATTGCGACTTGCTCACTGACGTTGCTGTGTTGCGCACGCAGAGAATATTGTGCCGGTCTTCCTTCAGCAAACGAACGATGAGCTTCTGCGCGACAAACCACGACTTGCCGCTACCAGAGCCGCCATACAACACAAGAAAGCGCCCTCGCCATTTGAAGGCGGGGACGTAAACGGGGTTGATCATCTGCGACAGGTTAGACAGATCGACTAGCACTCCTCTAACTCCTCCGGCAGTTTGATGGTCACCACCTGGTCGCCCATCTCACCTGCGCCGCTATACTTCAGTTTTGTGTCGATGGTCTGCCGCAGCTCCTTAGCTACCATCAGCTTCTCGCTCACCTTCAAGCCCTCGTCATTGAACCATTCGCGTTCGCGGTTAATCAGCATATCAAGCGTTTCTAGGTCGGTCGGCACAGTCGCTTTGATATGCTCTTGCACGAGCGCCCTGGTCGCCTCGGCACGTTCTTGCCTTACGTCCTTCACAAAGTTAGCGATTGATCGATAGGAGATCGTCACGCCGTCCTCTGCCAGCAGAATGGCCTCAATGTCACGCGCGCTCTTGGTAGCAGATAGACATAATACCTTCTCCGCTAGGCCGTTCTTCTCGATTAGACCTGCCATATCGTTCACCTCCCTCTGTGAAGGTTTGTCCTTCACTGTGAATTTGTTGTGAAGCTAGAACTGTGTCAGCGACTTCAGCACGCTCTGCAACGTGCTCGCCTGTTGCTTCACGTACGCCATCTGCGCCTGCAACACTTTGAGGTCGCGCTGCGCGTTGTAGAACACCTCGGTCGCGACAGTCACCTTCGCCTTCAGCCCCTCCGCCGTATGCGCGAGGTTCATCAGCTCTTGCTGTATGGCGGTTGGGTCTAGGTCAGTCATGCTCGATCACCTTCGTTACTGCTATTAGCAGATTGCCACTTAGGTCAAGGAGTCTATCGGTGCGTTCTAGGCATACATCAATCCTTTCGGATAGCACCTTATTGCGCTCCCTTACCTCGCTTAGTCTGTCGTGAAGCGCGGTAACGTAAAAAACCATAATCAAGAATAGGGACAAATAGATGTATTCGCTCATGCCTTCAACTCCCTCACTACTCGCCTTACCTCTTCGACATTCACGCCTTCACGACGTGCTACAACCTCAAAGAATTGCCATCCCTTTATCGCCCCTTGGTGTGCTTTGAACTGGTGGCAGGAATGACATAAACAGATGAGATTGTAAGGGTGATCAGGGTTCCCAGCCCCTTTGGACTTCACGTGATGTACCTCAAATGGTCCTCTCGGCGTTCCGCACCACTCGCAGAAGTCTTTGCGAACCGCCTTAATCGCGCCTTTGTCCTTCAACCTGCAGGGCTTCGGCACAGGTGGCATAGTTAGTGCTGCCTCTTTTGTTTGGTTGCCTTCGCTCTGTTGCGTTGATAAACCCAAGCGATGAACTCTGTCTTCAGGTTGAGCACTTGCATGCAATACGTTAGCGCGCGGTCGATCGACCAACAAGCTCCATACACAAGAGCGCTCGCTCCGATGATCAGCACAGAATAAGTCGCCACCAAACTGCAAGCGGATACTATCATCTTCCCGCCCTCGCCCTTTCAATCACATCTGCCCACGTCCACTTGCCAATGCCTCGGTCATCGACGTAGACATCAGCAGCCACCTTGCGACAGTCACTCTTGTATTTGTCCAGCAGCGCGGCGCAGTTCTCATTCACATAGTCGAATGGAATGTCGTTCGCTCGCATGAAGTCAACCGCTTCCCTAAGCCGCGAGCGGGAGCGCAATGTCCAAATAATGATCGTGTGCCCCATCGCGTGTATCTCGCGCAATGCTTCTGCGGCGCCTGGTAGCAATGGACCAATGCCCGGCCATTCTTCCTTGACGATGGTCCCATCAAAGTCAATCGCAAATATCACCAATCTCGCTCCTTCGCCACGTAGAATGGGATGAACTCGCCTTTGCACCTTGTAACAGTGCCATCCTCTGACACATGCAATTCGATGATCCAGCCGCCCATATGCGCCGGTATTCTTTTGCCCCTCATAAACGGAGTCTGACTTTGGAATGTGCCTGCTTCAAATGCGTGTATGTTGCGATAGAAAAGGTATAGGGCTTTGTGGTGGTGACCATTCAAGAGGATGTTCGGCTTCTCTCCGCCGCTCATTGCGTCAATGGTCTTTTGCAGCGTGTATGACAAAGCGTAGCTCGCGCCATCCAGCGGATGGTTGACTTCCATCACGCAGTTGGGTGTGAGTAGTACCTTCGCGTTGCTCGTCCCTAAGTAGTGCATATCCTTGCGTTTCTCGGCGATCCTGCGCCCTATGTCGTGACCACTGTTTTTGATGCTCGAATGATCATGATTGCCAGTGATGAAATGAGTGATGATGCCGTCCCGCTTCGGGTATCGTTCGATCACGTATTCCTCTTGCTCATCCGACCCCTGCGAGAACACCTCGTATTGGTGTCCTTGGCGCATGTTGACCCCTTCGGTGATATCTCCAGCGTGATATATGTCTTTGGTGCCTTCGCGTTGGCACAGGTCATAGAACGTCTCCAGGTGTGTTATCTGCTGTTGTTTGCTCGCCAGGTGTGTGTCGCTGACTACTCCGAAGCGAATGATCCTGTCGCCGTTCCACGCCACCGTGTGGACGTTCTCCTGCGGCACAATCACCTTGCACAGCGTCAGCGCCCCACCCACGTCGTTGATGAGGTACCCATCGTCCCGCAGGTCATCGATCATCGCCATGATGACGCGCGGCGTTGTGTTGAGAGATTGCGCTATCTCATCAGCCGTCTGCGCTCGCTTGGTGATAGCGGATAAAACGGCAGAAGGCGATTGCTCTGGCTCCTTCTTGCTGTATTCGCTATGTGATCTCACCACGTGCCTGAGCTTGTCATAGCTCCACCTCACGCCCGTTTCTTTCTCGAATGCGTCTTCCATCTGCGTCCACGGCACGTTGCGCCGCAGTTTGAGATCAACTGCTACCTCTCGCATTTGCGCGTCTGTCACCGTGTCACCTCGCTCGCTTGTCGACGATCGCGCGGAAATACCACCTGTGAATATCAGCCCGCGCGTCTTGCCCTTTCATCGCCAACCATTCGGCGCCTTTTCCCAAATAGATAAGCGTCAAGAGTGGAGACACGATGATCATGAAAGGGATGTATGTCAACAAGTTTACGGCGAAAGACTCTCTTTTCCCGTCCCATTGGTTGTATCTGCGATTGCGTTCAACATCCATACCTGCGCCTCCGTAATCGAGCAGCCCGCCCCCGCGTGAACGAGGGCGAGTCGGCGTCGCGCCGTTTTTCTGCTCCAAGATTGGCATAGCAAAAGCCGCCTCAACCGAAGCGGCTTAAAAGGTTGGTGAGGTTCATCCTCACACTCGACGCGTTCATCGCGTCTCATCCCACACTTACATAGTAGCATGGAAAATGGTGCCTATATTGCGGACTTACTGCAGAATTGCTAGAAGTGCGGCCTTACATATTGCCTCTGGCGCTGTTTCAACATCAACACATAGAGATGGTCTAGGACCTTCTGACCCCTGCTTCCAATCCACCCATACCCTCGTTCCTTTGTGGTAACCGCCTTGCTGAATGTTGACAGTGAATACATTCTCCAGCAATCTGATTGCCTCAAACACCTTCCATGCGTGCCCCATATCGGTTGAATATTGGAAGGCTATCCATGATACTCTGTGTTCAATATCCGGATGACTCCAGAAACCACCTTCGGTCGCATACCATCCCATCACTTCTTCAGCAATAAGCATGGTGAGTTCTTGCCCCGGCTTCATGGCTAGGATCTCGTCACGTGTCATTCCCATCCCCTCCCAACGTCATTATACCCTATACCCCATCTTCGCCGCCACCGTCCTGACCAACTCCCGCCGCAGGTCGAAGTATGTCCGCTCGCTCACGTGCATCTCCATGTGCACCATCTTCCAGTCCCATCCCCTGCGATATCGCAGGTCGAACAGCTCCCGATGCGCCTCTCCCAGCATCAGCATCGCCCCGTCTACCGCTCTCACCCTGCGCGACATTGCCGCGATCTCGGGACTAGAGATGAGCTTCCCCACCTTCCTCGCTGTTGGGTCGCTGATCCCCGACCGCCCGCCCGCCATTTTGAGCGGTGTTTCTTCGATGATGTCTGCCTCTAGCTCCGCGAGCTCTCGCTTCGTCTCGTCATACCCGAATAGCTCGCTCTCCACGAATTTGAAGTAGATCCCCGGCTTGCCCATCTCCTCACCTCACATATCTCTGTAAACTTCCGCTACCGCTTCGCCTATCAGCACCACGCCGATGCAGAGCACGATGATGACGCCGCCCCATCCCACAAGCCCCGCGAACATCATCAGCGTTTCTCCTCCTGCCGCCGCTTACCGTGTTTGTTGCGGTATCTGAACCATCGAACACCACGAATGCCCGAACACGATTGGCACGGCTCTGCCGTTGGTTTGCAGTAGCGATAGATGCACCCTAGGCACCAGTAATTCTCCCACGCCTTACTCATACCGCCACTCTCCCTGCATACGCATTGCGCCACAGCACCTTCACGCCGCCCCTGTTGTAATCGATCGCCACCATCCTGCCGCAGTGTGTGCATAGTCTAATCTGCCGTCCTTGCTACATGCCTCGCACCATTGAGTGGGTCCCGCATGTGCAGAGCATCGCTTATGCCTCCTTCAACGCTTCACGCGCTTGTTTCACAGTCAATATGCATGGCCCAAACGCGAAGGCGCCATCGCCGACTTCTCTTGCCCACAACCTTGACGCAGATGACATTACAGCGCCATACCCCCATTCCTCGCACAGAGCCTTGACCAAGCGATCCTCTGGGTAGTTGGTTGGTGAGTCACTATACGAAATAGCCCCTATTACATCGCGCGCCTTCGCCAGTTTCGCCTTCAGCCTCTCCGCCTCCAGCTTCCACTCATCCCGCTCGTTCATGATGTTCGCGATCTCCGCGAGTATCTGCTCCTGTGTCATGCCCCTACCTCCTCGTTGATTGGTCTGAAAACCACAACTGCCGATGGAAATGGTGCGTTAAACTTTGCCCCGCCGAATTTCAACCGCCCGCGTATAAACCTGATTTCGCCTTTCGCGCAGTAGTCGTGCCACCATCCTGCGTCTGTCCTCGCAGGAACCAAGCACACAACCGTTGCGCCTTGTCTGCTTGCCTCATACGCTTTGCGGATCCACTCTTTAATCGTCCGGCCGTACGGCGGGTTCATCCAACACACGCCGCTCCATTCTTGCTTCAATCCGTCAACCTCTGGCGAGTAGTATCGGTGGCACTTGGCGTTCTGCGGCAGAGCGCACACGTCCAAATCAAAGCCGAACTCTGTATTCAATCTGTCGAATAGCGCCTGTGGCGTCTCCCACACGTCTGTTTTACTCGTCAGGCAAGCGGCAATATCTGCCATCACTCTTCCCCCTTCACTCTCTCGCCTTGCACCGTCACAACCACGTCGCCATTGCCAGCCCATTCAACCTCTGTGATGGCTTTGATCTTGAAAAGGAACCTGTCGCCAGTTAGCGCCGACACCACAGGCCACCTAGTTCCGCGCTTCGGAAGCGGCTCGCCTTGCTTGACTAGCACCATCTTCTCGTCCATCAACTCGCCTCCTCAATCGTTATCTCCGCCCTGCCTACCCCTATCCCCATGATCCGCGACCCGTCGTAGCTGATGATGTTGCGGTCGTTGTCGATGATCCCTGCGCGTTCGAGGATGTCGCTCGTCGCTTGCAGTAGCGATACGAGGTCGGGGCGGCTGCGTTTGTCTGGCATCCAGTACTCCACCCTCACCGCGATTGGTCCTGCGAACCGTGGGCCGCGATACGTTGACAACTGCCACATGCACGCCTCTTCGTATGCGCGGTACTGCTTCGATTGGATGAGCCTTGGCTTCACGCCGCCGATTAGCTGCTGGCTGTTCTTCTTGGTGATCGGCCTTCCGGTTAAGGTGATCTCCGCCTTCATGCCCTCGCCTCCGACTTCAACTTCGTCGCCACGATCGCCGGGCGGCACCACTCTCGCTGGAACTTCGCCCATTCCATCGCCACATTGCCCTCGGCGTTCCGGTAGAGCATCGCGTATGGGACGAACCCAGCTTTGATCGTGTCTGTCAGCCGCTTCTCAGCTCGCTCGAATGTGTCGCTAGGGTAGCCAATCAGCACGTAACAACACATGTTATGACTGGTTACCGTGTGCCCGGCCGCCTGAAGAATCTTCCCAGCCTGCACGAGCGGCTCGTAGTCATCCGGTGTGTCGTAGGCGAAATACATACGCCTGACTCTAACTTCGCGCAGTAGGTCGGCGTGCCAGGGCTTGAGTATCTTAGCCTCTAGCCCGCCAGTAAACTCAGGCCGCCGTTCTTGACGTTTCAGCATGGCGAACACCGCCTTAATGTGTTCATCGGAGCAGGCTAACAAGTTATCATCCAGCACGTTCCACCCATCTGTAATTGGCAACTCTCGCAGTTGGTAGCCCTCGCGTTTTGGCACCGCGCAGAACCAGCAGCGGTTCGGGCATCCTCGGCTCGTTATCACATAACCGCGCTTCAGATACATGCCAGGGATGAAATCGCCGCCTGGTTCATTGAACGCTGGCCCGCCCATCTTCACCGGCACCCCTACTGCAGTCCATTGCTCTGCCAGCCACTCGGCGCGCGGTAGATCGTAGGTGAACGCTACCGAGATATGCACCTCATCAATCTCTGGCAATGACAGGAGCGGCGGCGCATCAATGAAGGCTAGCGCATCATCAGGTGTCGCTGCAGTGCGACGTGGGAATACGCGCGCAACTTGCATCCTCTACCTCCCCATTGAGCCGAATACTCCGCCTTTGCGCGGCTTGATTTCGCCCTTCATGTCTAGGTCCATGATCAATGTTGCCGTCTCGACCACATGCCTCATCTCCTTGCCCCTCACACTCTTGGCAATGTCGCGAATGTCCACCCCTGCGCCCCACTGTTGGGTGACACTCGATACTTGCGCGTGTGACCACTGGAAGTCCAAGTCCATCAGCGCGATGATGCCGTCTTCCGGACGCAAGCGGAAGGTGTCTTTGCACCTGCGCTTTGATCGTTGTGTTATGTCGCCTTGACTCTCAGGCGCGAAGTTGCGCGTCGCTGACACATTCATACCTTCGGGTGTGCGATCGTTGAACCCAGTCATGCTTCTGCCATCCCCTTCGTTATCACAACATTGCTCTAGGCGTTTGGCATTACCTAAAGCAGAACCGTTTCCGAACCTCCTCGGTTTTGATGCACTCGACCTCCGACAGGTTGATGTATGGAAGTCTGCCTTTCTCTTCGCCATAACAGATGTTGAGCAGGGTTAGCTGGTTGTCGCTATCTCCTACACGAACACTGTTTGCTTTGGTCTCGACGATGTTGCCGCTCTTGAGGTAGATACTGACCTTGATCACTTCGCATCGCTCCCTTCTGCCGCCAGCATCTCGTGCGCCTTGCGCAACTTCTCGCGCAGTTGTGCAACCTCGCCCTGCAAATCCTCGCCCACTGCATCACCTGTCGCTAGCGCGAATATCAGTCTACACGTCGCATTTGCTAGGTGATCCTCTGTCTTGTCGCCGGCCAGGTGCTTGTAAACGTGCGTAATTGCGTGGTTGATGTGATCGGCGGTTGATATGTTCTCCCAGTTGCGCTCGCCGTACTTTGCTTTACCTCTTGCGCTGATCTCCGCGAGGCGTAGCATGACAGACGGATCGAAGTCGAGCCATTCATGGTCGAGTTTGCTTTGCTTGCCGCCTTGCTCGTTGGTGATGATCTCCTGCGCGTTGACTTCAAGTTTTGGTGGCAGCTTTGGTTCCCACTTGGTTCGCTTCTCGTCGCCGAAAATGCCCCTACAATTACAGCATGGTTCTTGAGATATTACCTTTTTTGCATGTTTGCAGTCGCTACAGAAATACGCCATACTACTCCACCCTCTCTCTGCTTGCTTGCGGTGAAAACCCGTCGGGGTAGCGTTTGAGGAGCTTCTCGATGTTGCGCTCCATGACTTCGCTGAGACTGACGCCATTGAGAGTGGCTAGCTCAGTCAGATACCACAAGCAGTCGCCTAGCTCGTCAGTGACCTTATCGGCGTCATATTCGTGACCGTGATATAGCCCTTTCTTCGCCGTGTTGACTAACTCGCCAACCTCCCCAGCGATACCGAGTAGGTAATTGGTGAGTAATTCGTCTGTCGTCAGCTTCGGATTTCTTGTTCGCCCGGTCAGATTCTGATACACCCTAGCATTCACGCCATTACCCCCTTCTTGATCGGCTTCTTGCCGTGCTCTTGAATGTGCTTGGTTACCTTCTCGACGTTCTCTATGTCCACGAATGTGTCCACGCCCCCTCTGATGGTTTCGAAAACGCCTCTCATCCGCAGATACTTCAGCGCGTCAGTCGTTCGCCCCAACTGCACCGCCAGCGTGTCGAGAGTGATCAACTCGCCTGCTGTCTCGCGTAACGCCATTGCTCCCCTCAACTTTGCTCGCGCCCTCTGCACCGCGTTGTCGATCATCTTGCGCGGATAGCCATGCTTGGCGGTGATCTCATCCCAGCTCCACCCATCCGCGGTCATCAGCAGGCTGTTGCGCTCGGTGTCCGACATGATCGATAGGGCATTGTCAACGTCTAGCATCGTTTCGGCGCGGTCGAGGTTTTGGTCCAGCTCGCCGAACATATCGCCCAGCGTCCTGTCATCATCGAAAGGCTCCGAGAACTTGCGCGCCCACGTTGTTGTTAGGGATTTCTTCCGCCCCCTGGTGTCGATGATGTAGGTGCAAAGTTTCATCCCAATCACCATTTTCAGCCATCCGCGAAGGCTCGCCTTCTCGGGATCAAATGTTGCCATGCACCTCCACACATGCAAAAGCATCTCTTGCTCGCAGTCTTCGCGGTCCCACGTAATGCCGTAGGTACGCATGAGGTGTTTGATCAGCCGGCGCATGTAGGGTAGATCGGATAGATACAGGTTTTCAAGTTCCACGGTTTCACCTCACCAACTGCAAATGTGTTCTTGTCTCTCGCCTCAGCACCGCCGCGAACGCCTTTGCCGTATCTGTGTCGAGCTGCAACTTCTCGCTCAGATAGCCCCACTCGATTGGCATTACCGGATGCAGTAGCACCGACCGGCAGCCGTGATTGATCAGCGTAACGAGGTTGTAAGCTAGTTCATATCGGTCGATGACCACACGCGAGAGGGCGAACTCGAAGCGGATGCCGTCTTGCGTGACGGTCTTGGAATGTGTGATCATAGCAAATCCCTCACTCTGTAATTCGCTTTGGGATCCTGCACTATCGCCGTGAACATCTGCCCACTTTGCACGATCCGCCCGCCTATGGCCTTGTCAATCGCCATCAGCTCGTGCGGTAATCGCTCACTGGAGATGATCGTCGGCTTGCGGTTGAGGTATCGAGAGTTGAGCACATCGAACACCACATCTAGATCGTAAGGGCGAGGCTTCTCGCGCCCTTTGAACAAGTCATCCCACACTAGGACGCGAGCGTTCTTCATGTCGTCGAACAACCGGCTGACGTTCAGCGAGTGCCCTTCGTCGTCTTTGTCGCGGAAGGAGTTGATGATCTCATTCATGCCTTCTCGGTGTTGAAAGTAGAGCACCGGGATCCCTCGGGTGATCAGCACGTTCGCCGCCGCACACGCGAGATGCGTCTTGCCCGTTCCCGACTCACCGAGTAGCAGTAGCCAATTAGCTTCCATTGGCTCGATGCGCTCGAACATCTCAGCGTAGGCTCTCGCTACACGGTGCATTTCTTGGGCGTCGCCAGGAATATCGCTGTCGAAGTTGTCAAAGGTCTTGGATTGGAATGCGGTTGTGATCTTGCTACTCTTCAGCAACCGCTCGACCTTTCGCTGAGTCATGCACTCGCACTCATAAGCGGAGTTGTTAGTAGTCAGGATGAGGCCGGCGTCATTGCACTTCTGGCAGCGGTATGCGGGCGGGGTCGAAGCGGAGCTTGGAGTAGTCGTGTTTTTGAGCTTGTCCACCAACGTTTGCAGGTTGACGTTCATTCTTGACCTCCTTCTCTAGCCACTTCTCGACGGTCTCGGTGTTGCGCGCGAGGTATTCGAGCGTCGCGTAAAACTGTTGCCGGTCGTTGTCGCCCTGTATCCAGGGGTCCGCTTTCATGTGGTCAATGGCGAGCTTGAGCTGATCAACCGTGAAGTCTTTTAGCCTAGCCTTGACCTTCTCGCGGCGTTGGGTGGTAAGTTTTATGTTCTTGCCGAACACCGACACGTAGTAGTCATAGACCTGTTGGATCTGATCACTAAATTTGCCATCAGGAGAAGATAAGATGCCGGCAGGCGAGTTCTGATTCTGATTCAGATTGGTTTCGGATTGGATTAGGATTGGATTGGATTCAGGCGGCGAATTGCGAAAATCTGCGGCAAGTTGCGGCAACTTTTCTCCAGTTGCTTCGGCTATGACTTCCTCCGCCGTAACATGCCTTTGCCTGCGCAAATTGCATGACGCACACAAAATGCGAAGGTTTTCCATTGTCGCTCTGCCACCTTGACCAACCGGAACGATATGGTCTATGTGTAGAGCTCCACCGAGCAATCTCATCACCCGCTTCGTTGGGACACCTTTGATCTCGAATGAACGTCCACACTCTTGGCATTTGAATTTGTCGCGCTCATAGATAGCCACTTTCATCGCGATAGGCACAAACCGCCTTAAATACCAGTCGTTGATTTCCACTTCCGGCTCAGGGTGCTTGGCTCTGGTGTTCCTAATCCTTTGGTGCTCATCCCAATTTGGTAGATAGCCGTATATGTTGTCGTGTCTAGCCATGCACGTGTATGCCTTGACCTTTCCTATGCCGACGAGATCTGTCACGGCCTCAACTATGTCGCTGTCATCGACGCCGTCAAGCTCTCTGGCGTAGAGTCTGGCACGCATAATGCTTGGGTCTAGGTTGAACCTGCCGTAATCGTCGGCGTAGGTTATCAGGCGCTTGAATAGGTCCTGCGCGAAGGTGCTAATCTCGCTCAACCCCTTCGACTCATTGATGCTCTCTTTCAAAATGCGGTTTGGCACTCACTACCTCACCTCTCCCACGTCCACCCCGAGACGCTCAGCCAACCGCTTCAACGCGTCCCTCTTAACGCTGATGTTTTCCGAAGCCCACCAAGCCAGGCCATCCATCTCTGCATCCGCTTCACTAACCGCTTCCCTCACGATCTCCCTAATGCGCTCGATCTCTGCGATTAGCTCGGGCACGGCTACTTGGCAAGCGTCCACATACTCGGTCATGTACAGGTTTTCGTGCATCACTTTCAACTCGTCCAATCGCTCCTGGTTCACGCCTTCACCTCCACGGTGCAAATGGTGTCGTTCTTGCTTCCGCCGTGCGGCACAATCAGCAGTCGCGTCATCGCGCATCCCCTGCCAATACCAAGACCCATGCTGTTCCACCCAAAGCAAAGCGCCTTGCCGCCCGGCTTGAGAATGCGGGCTATTTCGTCCTTTGCTCTGCTCCAGAACGTCATCTGCGTGGTCTCCTGTGTCACTTCCATGCCGACACCTTTGTAACACTCCGATACTTGCCTTGGGCTGTATGGCGGGTCGAACAGAACACCGTCTATTGATGCGTCGCAGAACGACTTGAGGAAGTCAAGAGCGTCCATGTGGTAGTCGGCTTCAATGTCGGGGTTTAGGTCATTTTTTACCCGAGCGGGGCTGTGCATGCCGCAGAATGGGTCGATCCACAACTGCGATGTGTCAACCTCCTGTTGGAGTAGTTCGCGGATGGGTTTGATGGTGAATGTCCATCTGTTTGGCATCGCCCATACTCGCTCCATCTTCACGACTTCACCTTCCTTATCACAAGCATCCTGTCTGCGGTCGTGTAGAACTCCACCTTGTCGCCCGGCCGCAGCTCGTATGTGTCGCGGATCTCTCGCGGTATGCGGATTTGGCCGTTGTCGTAGACGTGCGTCGTCAAGCCGGTAGGCCGCGCTTTCATCCTCTCACCTCAACTTTTCTTTCTAACCGTGCATAAGCATGTACCCAGCGGACATACTCTATAATGGCGAGGTCTGCACTTTTCGCGATTAGCGCAAAAATGAACGTGCCGGGCACTGCACCGGCCCATCGCACGCACGACACATGTCGCATTTGTCGCGGTTGACGCAGTCGCGGCAGTCGCAGCGGGAGCAGGCGGTGAATTGCATAATCATTCACGCTCCTTGTCCATCATCTTGGGAAATAAACGGGGCGCGGTGTGCGCCCTATTTATCCCACGGTGCATCGGTGTCGCCGTTCGTGTCGGACTTCGGTTTGTCGAGGAACTCCACATGACTGCACACAACCTCGACATACTGCTTGCGAGTGCCATCCTGCTGCTCGCTCTCGTCGATGCGCAGGCGACCTTCCACCGCGACCTTGCGGCCTTTCTGCAGATAATTCGCGACTAGTTCGGCTTGCTTATCCCAAAAAGAGCACCGGATGAAATCAGCCTCGTTCTTGCCGTTTGCGTCCTTGCGACCACGATCCACCGCCAAAGTGATGCGAGCGGTTGGCTTGCCGCTTGGGGTGTAAGATAATCGTGGGTCAGAGCACAAACGTCCGATCAATATCACGCAGTTAAGCATCTGTACCACTCCTTCAATCCGAATTCGTCTAGTTTGTTGTAGAACGACTTCCTGCTCCGAAGCCCGAACTGTTGGCAGACCTTCTTGGGTGAATTCAACCGCATGATTGCGTCCATAAACTGTTCCTTTGGTATGGGTTTGTATGCTGGGTGCTTCGTCTTGTCTTGCAGCCTAGCTTTTGCCAGCTCACCGATCTTGCGCCTAACTGCTGGCGACCTAGACAGCCCAGTATGGTGCATTACGGTGTGCTCTCCATGCCCCATGAGGGCTAGGTTCTCTATGCGGTTATCTGTCTTGTCACCGTTGATGTGATGAACTGCTTCGCCAGGAGCCAATTTTCGGCCTAGCTTTTGCTCCATCACATATCGGTGCTCTAAGATCTTGTCTCCGCCCTTGAATGTGATGTAGACATAGCCCTTGTTATTCCTCGAGCGGCCTTTGAAGTTTGCATCTTGGGCGCATCGGCTTGTGCGGTAGATGATGATCTTTCGAGCTGCGTCAGTCTTGTGGATGCCCAGCCGATGCGCTTTGTGTTGAAGTGATATCGGAGTGCGCTTGGGGAAAAACACGGCCGACAACTCGACGTTGTCGTAATGGGGATACAAAGTGGCGAATAAGTCAATCTCGTCTTGCGACCACTCCTGCCCTCTACGCGTCAATACTTCTACCTCCCCGCTGCCGTGCTTGGCAGTTTATTTAACGCGTCGATGACCGCGCTCGCCTGTTGAACCGTCAACTCTTTGCTGCTCGTGATACCGAACTGCGTGAGCATCGGATGGTAGTCGATGCCCTTGCTGTGGCTCTCTGCTTGGATGCGGCGTAGTTGCGCTTCACTTGCCTTTGGTGCAGTTGAGCGAGCGGGTTGTGTCTGCTGGGTTTGTGGGGGCGTATGTTGTTGCGGCTCTGGTTGTGGCTCTGCTTGCCGTTGTGGCTCTGGAACCTCTGCGCCACTCTCCAGCCATGCCTGCAGCTTCCTGCCAGTGTCGATGCCAGGGCGGAAGGTGAGGCCGTCTAGGATCGACGTGCGGTCTTTGCTCGTGGTCGCGTGGTGGTCTTGGTCAATGTCGAGGAACACCGTAAATTCGTATTCCATACCGTCGCGCTGTATCGGGTTCATGCCTATCTTGCGAATGGTGGTGCGCCCGTTGGAGTCTTTGTCCTGCACATAGTCCATCTTTGCGCGCAGAGTGGAGATGATGTGGCACTTGGAATGCAGGATACTCTCGACTAGCTGATTGTGGATCGGCGTTACATCGCGCCATGCCGTCCAACCATTGCCGGTCTTCTTCTCGATTTGCCCCTTCTTGTCTAGCAGACCGCCTTCGCCCGCCCAGGCGTGAGTGAGACTGTCGATGATGACAACTTCCATCCCAGCCTCTTCACACTCGCGAATGGCAGCCATGTATTTCTCAGGAGTGTATGGCGGGTCGATGGGGATAATGTTGTATTCCCCGATGGTGATACCATCCTTGGAGTGATTAGCGTAGAGATCGCCGGAACCACTTTCTGTATCAACCAGGCAGACTTTCTCCCAATCACCACAGATGCCATAGGCGATCAGCAGACTGCTGTACGACTTACCGCTACCTGCGGGACCAGAGATACCAACACGCGCCTTAGCTTTGCGCCGCTGCGCTTTTCTCATCAATGCCACTGTTTACCCCTCCATATCGCTGTATTACCTGCTCCGCTCGCGTCATCTCCATATGCGCGTGCATCGCATCCTTGAGCGTCTGCGCTTGGTGCCATCGCTCCACGCCTCTCTGCTTGAGGATGATGGCGGCACGAATGGCGAGTAGGTCAGCGCCGGTCATTTGGTGTCGCGTTGATACGTTTCAGCGAACCTCCGCGCAATAAACTCCTCGCGCAAGCGGCACCACTCATCAAAGACCATCTTGAGGTTGGGTGGGATCGGCTTGGTTGGGTCGATCGCAACAATGATAGACGCGTCGTTTTCGCCAACACCGCCAAGATCGTCTACGCACTTGGGACATAGCAACTTCTCCGACCAATGGCTGATATACACAGCATCGTTGTTGCAGTAATGGCACTTCACGTTAGCTCCTCCTCACCTAATCCGCAGGCTTCTTCCCTGCACCAACCGCGCCCCAGGGATCTCTTCGCCTGCTTCCAAAGCGTCTTTGACCATCGCCTTGTCGACATCGTATCGCTCAGGGATAATGACCAAGAAGGACGCAGGAATGACTGTTTGGTCGATGATCTCCACCTTCTTGGGGTTGTTCTGTATCGCTACCGTGACGAGCGGCGTCTTGATCTTGTCTGTGCCAATGCGTTCCATACACTCCTGCATGTATGCCTTCGACCGTGCGGAACGGTTCTCCAGCGCCTTCCTGCGGGCTGCTAGGCGGTCTTCCTCTTCCTTGCACGCCTTGGCTTCGCTTTCCCATGTGCGGATCAACGTCACGATGTTGGGAACCTTGTCGGCGATCTCGCCTGTAATGCCATCGAGCGTGTCGACGAGTGCCTGTGGGTTAATGTCTTCGTCGTTCAGCACCTTCAAGTAGGTGCCGGTCAACTCATAGAGACTAGCCAATTTGCTTCCCTCCTCTGATCGTGGTATCATGGAGGTGGGTGTTTGCGGCACCCACCAAGTTAATCGGGTTGACGAGCTGAGCCATGCGCTTGGCTCGTTTGCGTTTGCCCCAACCGTTGACGATGTGGCAAGTGAGTGAGAAGGCGATGAACAGCGGGATGATGACCTTCATGGCGCTGGCGACGTTGAGCAGGCAGCCGAGGGCGAATTGTGCCGGCGTCATGCGATCCTCCCGCTCTCGCGGAGCGCCGAGAGCTCTGCTTCGACCATACCAACCGTGCCGCACATGATCATCTGCAGAATGTCGTCATCGGGGTTGTCGTCCTTGCGTAGCCCGGCGATGATGCACTCGACCTTGCGGCAGTAGTGGTGGCCGGTCTCGAAGTCGTGGATGATCTGATCATCGAGTTGCGCGCCGCATCCGTGGCAGTAATCAGTAGCGGAGTTCTGCAGTCTCTTCATGGGGTTGCGCCTCCTTCGTTAGTGTCATCAGGCCGGACATTGTAACGATCCAGTCGGACAGCCAAGTCGATGTATCGGTGATGCCCACCCGAGACATCTTGATCGCTTCAGGAAGTTGCTCGACAGTTAGCGAGCAGTGTTCGTGTATGCCTGTTGCAGCCCCCTTGACTACGCAGATTGTGCCTTGGAACCTGGTCACGTATTGCCTGAGCGAACAATCGATGCACTTCACGAGATCGCCTCCTTCACTTTGTTGAGCTGCTTGAGTGTCAGTTCCGCATCGCTGAGCGGGCCTTCGATGTCGGCGAGGGTGACGGAGCAGTTGTGGAGCGCACTCACAGGCCGACCACTGAGTTGACACCACGCTATGCGGTTGTTGAGCGCGTCGAGTTGGTAGAATGGGCAAGAGTAGCACTGGTGGATCATGAGGCACCTCCATCCGTAATCAGATCCTTCACCGAGCGCCGCCAGTTGAGTTGATAGACCATCTTGCCGTTTGGTAGTTGAAGCGGTTCTGAGCTACCGTAGGCCTTGCCCTTCGCCGTTGCTACCCACTCGCCGCCAACTTTCCACTGGAGCCCTGCGTTTTGCAGTCTGCGGTTAACCTCTTTACCGCTGATCGATGGTTCGAACATCTTTCCGACTTGCGTTGGCGTGACGAGCTGCGATGCGAAGTCGTCCGTCATGCGCTTCTCTACCTTGTTTTCTAGTTGCTCCACCTTGCCAGCCAGACGATGCTGTCCTTGCTCGACTAGGTGGATCTTGCGTTCTTGCTCAACCATGCCGTTGACGACGTGTTGTAGGACTTGGAGTTGCGACATGGACGATACAGTCGTCTTCGCCCGGCGTTCAACCTCGATGAAGTATCTGCGCACCTCGCGACCTCGGTCGTTGTTCTCGACCATCGCGATCTCCTTGGCTACGTCTAGTTTTAGGTAGTAGTCAGTGCGCGGCCGCCCACCGCCACTTTCCGATAAATTTATCGAAAAGTCCTGACCCTCAACGAACCCGTAGGAACCGAGCCTGCCCTTGATCCAATTAGAAAAATCCTGTTTACTTCCAAGGAACTCGAACAACTCTCTGGCGTCTACTAAGTTGTCGTTTGTGTCGTCGGCATAGATGGGGACCAGGCCGTTTTCGACGACGCGGTATTCTGGTTTACTGACCAGGGATAAACTCATAAGCTCTTCCTCCATTTCTCACACTCTCTGTTCTTCCAGCCACTTGCGGAATGGGTCTCGCGGTATCAGGATCGCCTTGCCGTCCCTGATCGCCGGGAACCCTTTTCTCCTGGTCCACTCGTAGACCATGTGGATACCTGCGCCGGTAATTTCCCGAACATGGCTCACTTTGAGCACTAGGGGGTAATCATCCCAGTTCATAATCATCACTCTCCGCAGTCGAATAGGTCTTGAGGCTCACACTCCAGAGCCTTGGCCAGTTTGCAGATTGTCTCCACGGTCGGAACCACTTGGTAGTTCTCGATGTCAGAAATGGTGGTTTTGCTCACGCCGCTGTTAGTAGCCAACTCCTCAATTGTCAACTTCTTGCCCTTGCGGATGCGGCGGAGTTTGTCGTAATATACTTTCATAGCGAATTCACCCCCTCTGTATTCGATATATCGAACTTGCTGGTCTAAGGGTAGGCCGGGCACCGCCCGACCTTCCGCTTGACTTTATTATATATCGCCCATACCGAACATGTCAATGCTGTTTTCGCTATTCCGAACGAACTTTTTTTGACCTTTTCGCTAGGAGAACAAGGTATTGGTAGAGAATATGGAGAGGTTAGAATCTGTCGGAGGTGGAGTATAGTGGCCGATACTATTGGTGGAAGGGTTAAACACCTTCGTTCGTTGAAGAATTGGACGCTGCAGGAGCTCTTTGAGCGTTCTGGCGTATCGAAGTCATACCTAAGTGAACTGGAGAATGGAAAGAGCAGCCCGACGGCCACGGTTCTCCAGCAGATTGCCGACGCTTTTAACGTCCCCGTCACCATGTTTTACGAGAACACAGATTTGGTGCCAATTCAGAATTACGAAAGTCAACTACCAGATGATGTTCAGGCGTTTCTACGTAGTCAGAAGGGTGTACCATATATTCAACTTGCTATCAAGGCCGCCGAGTTTGAGATAAGCCCCGTTCTATTGGACCAGATCATAAACGCTCTCCGCAGCGCGGAAAAGATCGAAAAAGGAAATAAATAGTTATATTCCGCTATGGCGGAAAGGGTTTTACTAGTGTCAAGCTGAATTAGTTATCCCAAAGATGCAAAGTCCGCAAGATTTGCCAAACGTCTGTTCGCCGTCACATTCATGTGATAGAATACGAACAGGTATCGAAAGCGGGCGGAAGCGGAGGGGTATATATGACAACGACGCTAGTAGACCTAGATCATCCAATCATCCTCATTGTGTGTGATAATGTTGTGTCTGTCTCTAGGAGTGCTCTGAGTCAAAATATCCCCAAGGCGAAAGAGCCGAAAGAAAAACCAAAGGTGCTCCAACCTGCTAATCGATAGCAGGTTTTTGCCATTTTTAGGGGATAAGAGGGATTATTTACTATGGCAAAACGCGGCAACAATGAAGGATCGATCTGTAAGCGCAGTGATGGTCGTTACCAGGCCGCCATTACAATCGGTTATGACCAAGAGACCGGCAAGCAGAAGCGGCAGTTCTTCTACGGCAAGACACGAACAGAGGTAGCGCAAAAACTTAAGGACGCGATCAACCTAAAGGACAAGGGCATCATTATCGAGCCAACCAAACTCACAACCGGCGAACTCGTCGAACACTGGTTAGACACGTATGGGAAGTCGGCAATCCGCGAGAGCACGTATCTGAGGTATCGGACCGCGCTGAAGTGCCACATCAACCCGGCCATCGGGCATATACCATTGAAGGATCTCAAGCCTGATCACATTCAACGTATGTATAACCTTCTGTCTGAGAGTATGAGCCATTCGACAGTTAGCAACGCCCACACACTACTGAAGCAAGCGATCGCTCACGCTGTTCAGCAGAGTTACATCGTCAGGAACGTCATTGATACCATCTCCATCCCGAAGTCGCGGAAAAAAGACATCAGTGTATGGACCATCGAACAGTTCAACAGCTTTCTCGCGTCGATCAGAAAGCATAAACTGTACCCTCTTTTCCTTCTTGAATACGGCACCGGCATGAGACGTTCGGAGCTACTTGCCATTCGTTGGGCAGATATCGATCTAACGAATAGCGTGGTCACCGTGCGCAAATCCCTCTCCAGGGGAGTTGATCATCGGTTTGTTATTGCAGACACCAAGACGGCGAAAGGTGTGAGGCAGATACCGCTACCGGCAAAAGTCACCGCAGAATTGAAGGCGCACAAGGCGAGGCAGAACGAAGTCAAGTTAATGTCCGGACCGGCATACACAGACAATGACTTGGTGTTTTGCCTTTCGGACGGAAGCATAATGGACCCAGGCAACCTGAATAGGATCTTCGGCAGAATGCAGTCAAAAACGGCACTACCAAGGATCCGCTTCCACGATCTCAGACACTCGCACGCAACAATGCTACTCCTACTTGGTGAACACCCAAAGGTCGTGCAGGAGCGCTTGGGGCACAGCAGCATCACTATGACGCTGGACACCTACAGCCACCTGATACCAGGTATGCAGAGTAAAGCATCATCCAAGCTCAATGATGTGCTAGATACAGACGACAAGAGCAGGTCCAAATGACCTGCTCTTTTTGCATCTTTGTTGACAGCTATTTTGACAGCTACGCGAAGGTAAATCACTGTCACGGGGCGTAAAATAGCAGTTGGATGCCCTTGGTAAGTGTAATGATAATGCGCCTTACGAGGATGTGTGTAATGGAGTGTAAAGCGCGACATAGAAGTGTGACACCCGTGGCCTTTACATGTACTGGCTATGGTCAAAGCCTTTTGTATTAATGGTTGTAAGGTTTATCGACAAGACAAGTTTTGAAGGTTTGACAGCTATTTGACAGCTACAGCTTTTGCCTCTCCTCTCCCCTGCCCCACGCCGGGGAAGACACGCCGCCGGTTCCCTGCCCCCTCGACCACCCTCATCCTTCCCTTGCCCCTTATTTGTGCTTTGCGTGTAGGCAGAATAAGGCTTTGCGGGCTGTGACTCGTGCATCCGTGCGTCCATAGCTGCGAACGAGCGAACGAACGACTGAACGTGCATAGCAACGAACGAGTTGAGCGAACGAACGCGGCGAACGTTCACTTGAGCCCCATCACCACCGCGACGGCATCGATCGCCTTCCACAGACTATTGATCATGAGCACCATCGCCACGAACACGGCGGTCAGCTTCATGAGCTGCGCTAGTTGAGGTTTGCCGATTGCTTGCGCCACATACTCAGCCACCCACGTTCCAAGAGCCAGGGCGAGTAGTTGCACGATCACCATTCCAGGCCCATTGAACAGCCGACCAGCGATCTCAGACATGCTATCCCTCCTTATTTTTCTAGGAACTTGTTGACGTTGCCGACAAACCTTGCGAGTGGCGATTGAGCCGCCTTGTTGTAGAGCTCCATGAACCACCGCAGAAAACTAAGAGATCCTAAAACGAAGCAGAGTATCTTGACGATCTCGGCGAGCGGTCTCTGCCCCATCGTGCGTATTAACCAATAGATGACCGTGCCAAGTGCGGCAATGGCGATGACCTCTACTAAACCTTCCACGGCCACACCTCCTTTTTGATGTCATCGAGCATCTTCACCTCGAAACGCAGACCGTTGGGGTTCTCCTCGGCAATCGACTTCTGCATCACCCTCGCTCTCGCTTGGTCGGTAGCGATACAGAGGATGGTCGGAAACTTCTTGGTCATCGCCGTCCACCATTGTCCCTTATAACCTTTGGCGCTGAACATCTGATTGTATTTGACCGTCTTATCCCAATCGTTGTCACTCAAATCCACCTCGACAAAGTAGAAGCGATTGGCGCTCTCATCCCTGGTATTCCGAAAGGCTATGAGCGCATCGGCTTGCAGGGTGCCATAGTCAGGTTCGCGCTCAAACGCCTGTAATCGCTCCCAGGAACGCTTTGATACCTTCGCCCATACATAGAGCCAATTGACCGCGACAAGATGCTCCAGCCGCCCCGAGAGGCGGTCGATGTAGTAGACGTACGGCTCGTTGCACGAATACCTGATGCGCTTTAATCTCTTGGTTTCGTGGAGCTTCTGGAGTCTCTGCTGTGCCTTGCGTTTGCCTGTTGGCAGCTCCCTGAACAACAATGCGGCGATCTGGTTTGCGTCCAGGGCCCGGCACTTCTCGACCATATCAACAATCGCGTTATCGCGGGAGCAACCGATCTGAACTTTGTTCACCGATCACCACCTCCCTTGTGGGTAGTTGCGCCAAGATTTGCCTTGCATCCTTGGTGGGCAGCTCCATCGTCTGCACCTCTACCTCGTCGCCCCATTGCCATATGGCTCTGCCGGGTAGCGCCGCGATGTGATGCGCGTCGTCGGAGTCCAGAATCATCCGGCTGTCTTCCTTCTTTTTCGTCCAGAAGCATATCGCCCCCGAGAACTGGGAGCGAGTGTCAGTGAAGCCCTTGTATAAGGTGTGGCTAGGTCGTTGCGTGGCGGCCACAATGCTGATACCCGAAGCCCTCGACAGTCTCACCAACCGATTAAGCCGCTCCTGATCATCCTTGTCAGTGATCTCGCCTAACTCGTCGATGATCGCCACTAACCAAGGTATATCGCCGCCCTCATACTCCTGCAACTTCGTCACGCCCGCATCTTCGAGAATGTCGATCCTGCGGTCCATCTCGTCGTTAAGCGCTATCAATGCTTGCGACGCCATCGCCTTCGTCTTGACGAGTAGCGCGTGGTTTTTGAGGAAGCCGTAGTCGAGACGCTTGAGGTCGATCACGACCACTTGCACATTGCCATTGAGCAGAAGCGACACAGCAAGAGCGCGCAGGAAGTTGGTCTTACCATTGCCCGTGGTACCTGCCGCGAACAGGTGAGGCAACTTGGCTAGATCGATCACCACCAACCCGGCAGCCGTGTAGCCGATGGGGATGGGGATCGCCATGTTGGGATAGTGCGACGGGTCCCAAGCATAGCGCAGATGTTCGGGTATCGGCTTGCTATGAATGTCCATGTGCAAGTTGGCGCCCATCGCTTTGAAGGTGATCGACGCCCCGGTCTGCTCGCGGAAGTGATCGACCTTCGAGATCACATCTTGGCTACTGACACCAGGCGGAAGGGTGAAGACGAGATGCCAGCCGGTGGGTATCCTGTGTTTGTGTGACATGACCGGCTTCATTCCGGCCTTCGTCTCGAAGTGGAGCGCATCGAACGTCTCGATGATCTTGCCAATGGGCTTGAACCGCTCCTGACCCCAGTAGGTGCGGGAGGCGGATTTGATGAGTAGGGCGAGCGCGTTGTCATCTTTTTTCATACCTACTCCTTCACAAACCACAGTCTGAGTAGCCGATCGACGAACTCCCACAACCCGCGCTTGCCCATTGTGTCGGGTAGCCCCTTCGCAATAGCGTCAGACACGGCCTTGACTGTTAGCGTTCCTTCGCATTTCGCCAGCCACATCCGATAGAGGTCATCATCCCCAACAAAGCTGAGCGCCCCGATAATGTCGCGGTAGGTAGGGAACCACTTGAATGGATTGCCAACGGGGTTACTCACTATCTTTGACTCAATCCAAGTAGTCAGGGCGAGAACATGGGCATACCTCTCGTAGCCTCGCGGAGCAGCCATTAGTACCGAAGCGCAAAGAACCACAAAGATAAGGGAGACACACAGAGCACGTTTCGCCGATTGATGGGACAAACGAAAAACCCCCTTTCATGACTCGTGATAGAGTCTATGAGAGGGGGGCTAGTGTAAATGTGACTGTTTTGGGGAATAATCGCATATCTACCTAATCGACTTCGTAGAATATCTCGTCTACTTTCTTCCCCAATGCACTGGCGATGCGGAAGG